CGGCGTGCGCGAGCAAGGGTACCCACAGCCCGCGCACGCAACGGCCCCACGCCGCCCACCAAAGCGACGAGGAGGCCCCACCTTGACCAAGAGCACGGGACGTCCCGATTCGAAACGCGCACTCCTACGCAAACTCCACGCGAAGGAGATGAGCGTCCGCGCGATCGCGGAGGAGCTCGGCGTCTCCCGCTCTACCGTCTCCAGGTGGGCGAAGGAGGAGGGGCTCGCGTTTGATCGGTCGCGTACTGCGCTGGCGAATGCTGCGCAGTCGATCGATCTTGCTGCGGGCAGGCAGCGTCTAGCGGAGAAGATGCTGCATCGTGCGGAGCAGCTGCTCGACTCGCTCGACAAGCCGTATCTCGTCTACAGCTTCGGTGGCCGTGACAACACGTACTCCGAGCACACGCTCAACAAGCCGCCCGTTGAGGTGATCCGTAACGCTGTCACGACAGCGGGGATCACGTTTGACAAGCTCACCCGCATCGTCGAGAAAGACCCCGACGTTACCGGCGCTCAGTCGGTAGTGCAGTCCCTCGAGGCTGGGATTCTTGCTGCGGCCGAGGTGCTGCGCGCACCGGAGACGGAGACGATCGAGGAGGGCTGACCTTGGACGCCCTCACCGCACTCACGTCGATCATGTCGCGAGCGCAACTCCTCTCGGTGGCTGACTGCACGAGAGCGAAGATCGCGCTCTGGTCCGGCGCCGTCCGTTCCGGCAAGACGTTCATCAGTCTGTTCGCGTTCCTGTTCGCGATCCTCCGCGCACCCCGCAGCGGGAACATCATCATCGTCGGCCGCACCCTCGACACGATCAACGGCAACCTCTTCAGCCTGCTCACGAACCCGGAGATCTTCGGACCGCTCACGAAATTCGTGTCCTACACTCCCGGAGCGAAAACAGCGACCATCCTCGGCCGCACCGTGCACCTCTACGGCGCCAACGACGCATCCTCCGAGACGAAGATCCGCGGACTCACCGTCTCACTCGCATACGTCGACGAAGCAACCATCATCCCCGAGGGCTTCTGGGACATGCTCGTCACCCGCCTCAGTGTGGACGGTGCACGGCTCCTCGCCACCACAAACCCCGGCTCGAAGTCGCACTGGCTGCGCAAGAACTGGATCCTGAAGGCACGCGAGAAGAACCTCATCCACTTCGCGTTCACCATGGACGACAACCCTTCCCTGAGTGACCAGTTCAAGACGGAAATGAAAGCGTCCTACGCCGGCGTCTTCTACCAACGCTTCATCCAAGGCCTCTGGACCAACGCAGAAGGCGCCGTCTACCCCATGTGGTCAGAAGACCGGCACCTCATCCGACACGCAGATCTCCCACCGATCGCACGCACACTCGCAGTCGGCATGGACTACGGCACCACCAACCCCACCGTCGCAATCCTCCTCGGCATCACCGACGAACCAGAGCCGCGTCTCGTCTTCATCGACGAATGGCACTACTCCGCCAAAGACCACCACGGCGAAACCCTCCCCGACGTCGAACTCTCACGCCGATTCCGAGAATGGCTCAACACCAACCACGGCACCCCAGAGGTGTACGTCCCCCACCCGGAGTACATCTTCCTCGACCCCTCAGCCGCATCAATGCGCTCACAACTCCACCACGACAAGATCACCACGTGGGCGGCCGACAACACCGTCCTCGACGGCATCCAAACCCTCGGCTCACTCCTCCAGCAAGGGAAGTTGCTCGTCACCGACCGGTGCAAGCTCTTCCTCGCTGAGATCACCGAATACGAGTGGGATGTCAAAGCCGCCGAAGACGGCAAGGACGCGGTCGTGGAGCGTGACGATCACGCGATGGACGCTGGCCGGTATGCGATCGAGTCGACGATCGGGCAGTGGCAGTACGAGATCTACAGCCTCGCCGCCTAAGCAACAAGACTCAGTGCGAGCAAGACGATACCGGCCACCGCACTGAAAAGCAGGATCCACTGATCGCGCCTTTGAGCATCCGACATCGGGGTTTCGCTCATCGAACCGAGAACTCTTGCCCTCAGGTCATCTCGGGTGTCCTTGAGTTCAGCTCTCTCTAACGCCTTCGCGCGAATGAACTCGTAGAAGTGCGTAGAGTCCGGGTCACCATATCGAGCCCGCATCCTGAAGTTGCGCGACATCCGCTTTTCGTGCTCTCGCTCAATTTCATACCTCTTTCGGAGTTCGTCGTCACTGCGACGGTGCCGAACCAGCGCAGCTCCGGCCACCCATAGCGAGGCAGCAATTGGAACGGCCGCTGCCAATAGCGCAAGTAACTCAGCCATTCTCTGACCATACCCAGGAGGATCGAACATGCCGATGCCTGCACCCAACAGCACCTGGCCTCCCACCCCCTGGGACACCGCCTACGCCCAATACACCGAGAACAACGCCTGGCTCACCGGCGACACCAAAACCCTCGCCAGACTCTACGGAAACGATGCCGCACGCAGCACCCACACCCGAGCCGGTGTCGCTCACCAGGGCGGCCTGATCGGCGGAATCTCGCGCCTATTCTGGGGACGACCCGCCCCGGCCGGCGAGAACCGGACCAGGCTGCATGTGCCCATCCCGGCGGACCTCGCCACGCTCGCAAGCGATTTGCAGTACTCCGACCCGCCGGTCACGACAGTCGAGGATTCCGTAGTAGAAGGAATCCATCGTGGTGTCGAAGGGAGGGTCGATGAACTCTTCAACGACGACTCCCACCACGCGATGCTCAACAGCATGGGCGAGATCAAATCCGCTCTCGGAGCGGTGATCGTCGTCCCACGTTGGGACAAAGAACTCGAGGACCATGTCTGGCTCGACTACGCCGCCGCCGACACCGCAATCCCAGTGTTCCGGCAGGGCCGCCTCGTCAAGGTCACCCTCTGGTCAGAGTTCCTGGACGGGCACGTCTACTGGCGGCACCTCGAACACCACACCATCGGCTCCATCGAACACGCCCTCTACCGCGGCACCGCGACAAACCTCGGACGACGTGTCCCCCTGCAAGAGCGGCCCGAGACGGAATATCTCGCGGCACTCGTCGACTCCGACTCACGCATCCCCACCATGATCGACAGGCTCACCGCCGGCTACCTCCCCAACGCGCCCGCCCTCTCGTGGCGCAAGACCGGTGCACTCAGGGATGCTGGCCGCTCTGACTTCAACCAGCTACCGCCTCTGTTCGATAACGCTGACGAGGCGTGGTCGTCGTGGATGCGCGACCTGAAACTCGGCGCAGGCAAACTGATCGTCCCCCAGGAATACCTGAACTCGAACGGTCCCGGCGCCGGCGCATCATTCGACCAGTTCCGGGAGATGTTCGTCGGCCTGGACATTCCAGGCAAGGCCCAGGACATGCAGCTCGAGGCGCACCAGTTCGCGATCCGCGTCGAAGAACACAAAGCCACCATGGAAGGCATCACCCGGCAGATCCTCCAGAAGGCAGGCTTCTCGCCACAGTCGTGGGGCATCAGCGACGGCACCACCTCCCAAGCCACCGCGACGGAAATCCAGCAGCGTGAGCGGCGCACGGAGACGACCAGGTCGAAGAAGAACCTCTACGACCGCAAGGTTCTCTCCCGATTGGGGTCGGTGGCGCTCGAGCTCGACGGGATCCTCTTCCCCGGTAAGGGAGGTGGCCGCTACGACCTGAACGTCGTCTTCCCCGACATTTCCCGCGTCGACCCCAAGGTTGAGGCGGAGACGATCGGGATCCTCAAGATTGCTGATGCGATCTCCACGGAGACTGCGGTGCGCCGTGCGAACCCCGACTGGGAAGACTCTGCGATCGGCGAGGAGGTCGCACGCATCCAGGCCGAACGCGCTTCGCAGGCGGTGCCGGACCCGTTCACGTTCGGCCGCATCGACGAAGACGACGTCGAGTGAGCGAGCACCACTGCAAGACGTGCGGCAAACCCTATGTGGTCCCCTCGCTTGCCCGCGATTGCGAAAAGCGTCACACCGAATAACTCAAGGGAGGTGGCGTCATGGCTGAACTCTGGCCAGGCGCCACCCCCGCCGACTGGATCGACGACCTCGGCCACGCAATCGCCGAACGCTACCGCCGCATCGAAGACGCCCTCTACCAGAACCTCCGCCGTCACCTCGAACATGCACTCGACAGCCCGGACGATCTGATCGCCCGCTACCGTGCGATCCAGT